AGTATGAGACAATTGGGACTATTACAGTGGGCACTAAAGGCGCAGCACTTGCGATAACAGACATTGCAGGCAAAGGACCAAACCGCACCCGAAACCGAAATCCAAATAGGGCGCGTCCAAACATGGTTTCAGTTCTTGACGAACGAATGGGCAAACCCTCGCGCATGGTTTGGGCTGGTGGCGAAAAAGCCATTCCAGATTTTCAAAAGGCTCTTGAGCCTGTTATCAAAGAGGTAATCTTTGAAGCAAACAAAGAACTTATGAAAGTTAAATTCTGATGGCCATTAACATTCCTATCCTCACAGAGTTTCAAGACAAAGGAATTAAATCTGCAAAGGCGGCGTTTCAAAACTTTCAAACTTCTGTTGGTGATGCTCAAGGCGGAATGAACAAGTTTAAGGCTGGTTCTACTGCCGCTTTAGATGCGGTTAAAGCAAACGCAGCTACTTTTGGTCTTGCGGCTGGAGCCGCCCTTTTTACTTTTGCAAAAGAAGGAGTAGACGCTTTTCAAAAGCTTGCTCTCGAGTCAGGCAAATTCGCTGACGCAACAGGGCTAGCCGTTGATCAGGCGTCGCGTTGGGTTGAAGTATCTGGTGATATTGGTATTGAGACAGGGACCGTTGAAACTGCTATAGGCAAAATGAACAAGGTCTTAGGCACTTCGCCTGATTTGTTTAAAGAATTAGGCGTCGAAGTTGCAGTCACAAAAGACGGCACAAAAGACGCTAACGAAACTTTTTTAAATGTTATTGACAGACTTCAAAAAATTAAAGACCCAGCCGAAAAAGCAAAAGTAGCGACGCAACTTCTCGGCAAGGGTTGGCAGTCAATGTCCGAACTTATTAACCAAGGTTCAAGTACTCTTCGAGATTCTTTAGCAAGTGTCAGTGAGTCAAAAGTTATTGACGAAAAAGAGTTAGCCAAAGCACGCGAATATCGCGACACTATGGACAACTTGAGAGGCGTATTTGAGGACATTTCACTTGCTGTCGGTCAAGAACTTGTTCCACTTTTAACGGATGCGGCTTCATGGTTAGAGAAAATTTCTACTTATGAAATCGGCGGGAACAGTACCCTCGGTTGGATTTTAAAACTAGGCAAATGGAACATTGACCGCACGTTATATCCGTTTGAAAAAATAGCTGAAGCAGTTCAAGCAATAACGGGCAGTGGTAAAGACGCTCAAGTTTTACCTGAAACAATGCGAGCGGCCGCCGATGAAACAGATCGTTTTAATCAAGCCGCACTTAACAAAGTTCCTGTAATCACTAATACTTTTGACAAACTGCGAGACAAAGTAGAAGAAGTCGCAGTTGAAATGTCGGCAGATGCGTTTGAACGCTTTTATGAGGTACAGGAAAAAACTGTTGACGTCATACGCCCTGACAGGATAGAAACCTTCCGTTTGGAGTTAGACAAACTGGCTGGCATTATGTCTGCCGATGCTTGGGAACGGTTCATGACCACCCTAGACAAACCGATTGTCAGGATTTTGCCGGACAGATTAGAAAGAGTTCGAGAGGCCACAGAACGAGTTTATTACGAACTCAAAAACGCTAGTGACGCATGGGATATTTTGACGGGCAACCTCAACGAGGAAGTCGCATTAGACGACGCCAAGATTGCACTTGAGGAACTGCAAATTGCAACTGCTAACGCCTTCGGGAGCGGTAGCCAGCAACTTATAGATGAGTACGACATCAAAGCCGCTGACTTTGCCGATCAACTATCCAAGATTGCTGGCGAAATGGATAACATTTCATCTAAGGAAATCCTGTTTAGGTTTAAAACTCAAGGCCCAGCAGCTGCACTCGAATACGCGACCTATCTTGCCCGTGGTGCTGAGTACGGCGGTTTAAGCCCTGAGGATGCGCTAGGGCTTGCAGGTATCTCTACATTGCCTGCGCGTGCTATGGGCGGTCCTGTCGCTGGTGGCTCGACTTATCTTGTTGGTGAGCGCGGTCCTGAACTGTTCACACCGGGCACGTCTGGAAGTATCACCCCCAACAATGCGCTAGGTGGCGGTGGCAACACGATCACGGTCAATGTCAACGGCGGCGACCCCAACAGCATCGTCAGAGCCTTACAGCAGTATGTCCGTCAGTCGGGCCCAGTACCCGTCAACACTAGGGCGATGTAATGGCTGCTAGTGATTGGAAGTTTTATTACAACCCAGCAGGGTTTTCTAAAGGTACAGAATTTACTTCGCAAATTCTTAGTGCTTCAATGTCGTACGGTCGTACAAAATATTTAGATGATTACGGCGCAGGCACTTTAACAATTACGATTAACAACTCTTCCAACTTTGTCACAAATTTTAGTTTCAATACTTTAATTTTGTTAGACACTGACAGATCAGACGTCACTTATGGTAATGACCCGGGAAATGTTTACGCAGTCCAAGAAATAACTTTTGCTGATCACCCCGGCAATGTTGGTTTATCAACAGCCACGCTTTTTTGTGTTGATGCTCTTGGTCGGGCTGGTCGTGTTCAAGCAAATGCTTTATCGTTGTCAGAACAAACCACAGGATTGCAGGCGACTCAATTCACTTCGCTTTCAGGTGGCCCGTTGCCCTCGAATGTAAAAATAAGCAATCTGCAAACGCAGTCAACGGCTTCAGCACAAACTTACACAGGCACAGTTTTGAACCAGTTGAACTTTTTGAACGCAACTGAGCGTGGCATTTTAAGAACAAACCGTGACAGTGCCGCAGGACGAATAAACTTTTATGGCAGAAAACAATTTGAAGCCACAACTCCTGTTTCGTTTGGTCGTACTTCGTCGTCAAGCGTTATCGCGTATCAAGAATTTGCTCGAATTCAAAACGGGTTATCTTTTATCAATACGGCAACTATTTCTCCTAATGGGTTAGCAAGCCAAACAGCAAGTAACACCAGCTCTGTTTCAACCTATGGCGCAACTTTTTATTCGTCGTCAACTGTTGACTTCAACACGACACAGGCGCAAGGTAACGCTGAATGGATTGTTAACACTTTTTCTGATCCGACAGATTTACGCTTTGAAATAAGGTTTTCTGATCGAACACAAAATGACACGGCTTACACATTGTTTATGATTTTGCGTGATGAAATCTTATTTAATTTGTCGTACCGTGTACCGAGTGCTGGGTCTGACACGACTGAATTGGTGGCTTTAGAGGGTTACAGTGTGAACATGACTCCCGAACAAACCGAATGGGTTGTGTATTTGTCGCCAGCGACTTATTACCAGTTTTTTATTCTTGACTCATCAACTTTAGGTATTTTAGATACCAGTCGTCTTGGCTGGTAAAGGAGAAAACTATGCCCAATCCAAACACAGCCTTTTCTAGTGGTGCTGTATATACAGCAGATCAGGCAAACCGCTTTCCTCGTGGCGTCATGGCGTTGGGCGAAAACACAACCTTTAATGGGTCAGTGACCGCTGAGGCTGTACAAATCTCAACGTCGTTTACCGCTGTCGCAAACCGCTATTACAAAATCACCTATTTTGAACCCAACCTTGCAACTGGTACAGGCTATTTCACTTTAAGAATTCGACAAGGCACAACAACGGCTGGAACACAGTTACAGGCTTTTTATCATACGACTGGTACAGGTGTTGACCGTTACGCCAACGGCTTTGTTGTCAAGGCGTTTACTGCTGGCACGGTACAACTTGTTGGCACAGCATCACAATCAGCAGGCATAGGCCAACTAGGTCGCAGCGCAGGACAACCAGCATATTTATTAGTAGAGGACATAGGCCCATCATGAACATTTACATAGGTGGCGACACCGCCGAAGAACAAACCGAAAATTGCCGTTGGGCAATCAAAACATATTTGAACGAGTCCGACTGGACACAGATACCAAACAACCCGTTAACCCCTGAATATTCGGCTGAATGGGCTGTGTACCGTCAAGAGTTGCGTGACTTTATGGCGACATGGACACCGAGCAACGAAGCCGACCTTCCAGATCCGCCGATGCCATGAAAACTCTTGCCGTCGTCGCCGCCCTCGCCATAGCACTAGTCGTATGGATATGGGCATGACATTCAACCCATCAAAAGCCCTGATCGCATTAGTCGGCCTTGTCTGCATGACCGTACTCATCGCAGTCGGCGCAATAGACCAAGACCAAGGCTTACCAATCATCACAATGATCGTCGGCTACTCAGTCGGCAACGGCATGGCCGCACTCACCAACAAACCAGTCGAGCCGATCATCCGCAAAAAGGACCCCAAATGATTTCCACCGTCACCAGCGTCACCGATACACGCATCAAAATCGTTTCTAAAGCAGTCAACGCAACACGAAACGTAAATGTTCGGGCAACTAGCAACGACGTCTATATCGGCGGAGCAGACGTCACCAGCGCAAACGGGCTACCACTACGCCAACACGAAAGCATTATTGTCGTCATCCCACCAAACGAAGAACTCTGGGCAATCACTTCATCAGGGACGCACACCATCGCAACCCTCACCAACTTTGTGAGTCTCGCATAATGGCCGCCAAAAAGAAAACACCCGCAGCTGCTGACGCAACCCTGTACCCGGTACTGCCCATCATTAAACCGACCGACCTCACAGGTCAACAAAACGGTTACTTGACCGCCAACATTCTGCGCACCATACAGAAACCGTCAGGGCAACTAGAACAGCACGCCGCTACCGCATGGAACTGTTTACAACTCGCCGCATACTTCAACGGACTCACACTCAATCAGGTCGGTGCATACCGCACCTACAACCAGCAGTTAGCCATGTTCAATGACCGTTACTCGATCAAGGACTACGGACGCAAACCACAAGTGATCCGTATTTGGCAGGGACGCAAATACTATTTGAAGCCGGGTAAGTCACCGAGTGCTACACCGGGTAACTCGGACCACGGCCTCGGACTGGCGATAGATTGCGCGAACTGTTACGAAGGTTCAGCCTTGTTGGCGTGGCTTTTGGGCGACGGTTTCGCTACATCTCAAGCCCTGCTTTACGGTTTCACTTGGGCGGTCGCAGACCCTAAAAACCCTAACTTTGAACCGTGGCATTTGCAGTACGTCACGGGCGACACTTGGACTCCAGCAGTCCTTGAAGCCTTGAAAGTGTTTCCCGCTTTAGAAGCATGACTTGACATTCGGTCTGGGAATCGGTCTAATGACTGGTAACCAAGTGCGTCCCGTAATAGCGGGACCCCGACCGCAGGAGGAAAGCAATGCAACTATCACTATTTGGCGATCTCTCAATACCTGAGCATTACCAGTCCCGAACTGACGACCCGCCAACATCCAAGGCAGGCGCAAAATCAGTAAAGATTCGAGCCAACTCTCAAATGGCTCAACTGTTAGTCACATATCTGATGGCGTTTGATCGTTTCAAATTGACTGACGACCAAGCAGCTGAAGCGTCTGGACTGTTGTCCAAGGCTGGATGTTGCTGGTGGAAACGATGTTCAGATCTACGCGCTCTTGGACTTATTGAGTCCGTCGGTACAGGTGTCTCACCTTTGACTGGTGAAGAACGAATGACCTGTGAAATCACTGTGGCAGGAATGGATCTTGCCCGAACACTTTTGGAGAACAAATGAACCTTAAACGATTCCTACTTTTATCTTTTGCGACCTATGGACTGTGCGCCTTGTGGGCGATCACTGGCGTGGATTCCACCACAGTGACCCTTGAGGCTCCGTCTGTGCCCTCCACGGTCACGCTCGGGATGTTGACACCCGAACAATTACAGGACCGCGCAGAAGAACTCACAGCAACAACGACCACCAGCACGACCAGCACCACGACCCAGCCCGTGACAACCCTTGCACCGTTCCACTCTGACACCAAGTGCCAAGAATGGTTCCAGACTGCGATCACGGTCGGCTGGCCCAACGACACTGAGACACTCGAGAAACTGGGTCGCCTGCTTTGGAAGGAAGCAAGGTGTCTGAACATTACGCCTTTGTCCAGTGACCCCGAACTGGTGAAATGGTTTAATGGTCATGATTGGGGGATCGCACAAGTGAACGAACCTGTGCATCGTGCCTATGTTGAGCAAGTTTTTAATATGCCTTTTGAAGAATCCATGTCCGACCCGACCCTGAACCTGCGTTTCGCTTACCTGCTCTACTCAGAACTAGAAGCCAAAGGCAGATGCGGATGGAAACCATGGTCCTTGTGCTAAGTCACTGGAGAGATCACGCAGCTTGTCGAGGTATGCCCATTGACTTGTTTATTCACAGGCTCGGCGAAAAACAGATTGTTAAAAGAATTAAGGAAGCAAAAGCGGTTTGTGCAGGTTGCCCGGTACGACCTGAATGTCTTGACGAAGCAATGCAATATTTAGCCGATCAAGAAGAATGTGCAGGTATTTGGGGCGGTTTAACATTGAACGAACGCAAAGAATTGATCTTTGCCACACCGCTGGTCTATCGTGACGGCAAATACCGACAAATAAGGGAGCCCCGACCGTGATGACTCAAATTCAAGAAATGACCGCCATGATCGCTAAAGCCGACATTGCGATGAAGGCAGCGACTTGGGAAATTGAACGCCTTAGAGACGATGTAGCGATGCTTAGGAAGGCGCTTATTGAGTTGGCTTATGTCGCTGAGGAGAACGGTGTTTACTTGTCCAATCTGACCAAAAGCACGCAGGATGTCATCGTGGCTATGCGTCTGGGCGGTTTCAAATGAACTGCAACATCTGCGCCTGTGGCTTCAATTCCGCCGATATTCGTATGCGTACAGAGTTGCGCGGCATCTGTCTTAAATGCGCTGAAGAGTTCGGTTTTAAAGGAATGACAGTTGAAGAAACTGCTCGCTGTGTTGCCATGATTCGAGTCATCAACAATCTCAAAACCCAAACGCCTGCACAGGCCCGACACTTGAAGGACATGGAGTCATGAATGACAAACAATTTAATTTCACAACACAAGCAGCGCAAAAGTTGTTAGATATTCAACAAATGTTGAGAGAAGTTGAAGAATCGTTTGAACCAGTTTTAGAAGCTGATTGGCAAAAAGAACGTGCTGATCGTTGGTGGAAATGCGCAACAATGCTTTACGACGAATTGAGAGTTCGTGGCGTATCTGAATCGGTTTCCCGAGATGGCGCAGGATGTATTGAATTATTTGAAGCCATGGATGCAGAGGAATACGCATGAGTTTCAATCCAGCCGACTACGCAGAAGTAGCAGAACGCCTCCCACTGTTTTGGAAGGACTGCCCACGCGGTCGCATCATCACCGAACTGATCGTGGACGACGGCACTCGAATCGTTATGCGCGCCGACCTTTACGCCGACATAGGCGACACAGTCCCGACCACTACAGGATGGGCAGAAGAAATCCGTGGGTCGTCAATGGTCAACAAAACCAGTGCTTTGGAGAACTGTGAAACGTCATGCGTGGGACGCGCATTGAGCAACTATCAGTTCCAAGGCGCAAAGAAACGTGCCTCACTGGAGGAAATGGTCAAGGTGTATCGCCAAGGCGAACAACCACAAACCACCACTAACGCAGCTCCTGAACGAACCCAGTCGCTTGGGTCGTCCAGCGAACCGCCGACAGCCAAACAGATGGCCATGCTTCGAGCCAAAAACTATGAAGGACAAGCACCATCTACGAAGCGCGAAGCATCCGAAATCATAGATCGGCTGATGAACGGTGGATGATCTATCCGAAGCCGAATTTCAGAAAGCCGTCATAACATTGGCTAAGTTGCATCGCTGGAAAGTTATGCACACCCAGCCTGCACAGATCCGACCGGGTAAATGGATCACACCCAACACAGGCGACCAAGGCTTCCCCGACCTAGTGATGACACACTCAGCACGAGGCACCATCTTTGTCGAATTGAAAGCAGCGAAAGGTGTGGTGTCCGAAGCCCAATGGGATTGGATCAACACACTTGAGGACGCAGGATGCGAAGTCCACGTCTGGCGACCCAAAGACTTAGAGAAGATTAGCGCAAGGTTATCCACAGCCCCGAGCAATATGCCACGCGTCTAGTATCGTTTCACAACTGACACCATCAGAGCGCACAGAGGCGTTCACTAGCCCTTGCAGGAATCTGACCCCTGCTGTGGGAACACTCGGTAACGAGGGTAGACGCTCACGCATTGTGAGCGATCAGCGTTCCCTAACGCAAAGGCGAACGGTTCTCCACCTACTCAGACAGGCTCCCGTGGCTACTTGCCAAAATAGTGGGGGCACAACACCACACGCGTAACCCATGACAAACGAGGACAACCGAGCGAGTGCCCTTCTCGCTTGGGCGTCAGTATCTCTTGACCTATGCTCTTGACATGAGTGGAAACCCGATCTATGGAACCAAACGATGGAAAGAACTAAGGGCCCAAGTCCTCGCAGAAGAACCCATCTGTCACTGGTGCCGAAAGAAACCCAGTAGCCAAGCCGATCACGTTGTCGAGTTAGCAGCCGGGGGCGACCCATACGACAGATCAGGAATAGTCGGATCCTGCGCCAGTTGCAATGCCAGACGCGGAGCGATTTTCGTCAATACCAAAACAGCCCGACGAATACAAGAACGCAACAACGCAACAAACGGAACAACCCAAACACCCGAAAAAAGAAAAACGGAAACACCGTTTTCTTTTTCAACAGAACGATCCACCCCGAGCCCCTCCAGTTTGATCTCCCCGATCAAGCCTGAACCAGCAGGAACCGAGTCTGATCGTCCAGAATTTGGGCGCACTGAGCCAAGATTGGAAACGCCTTCGGATGCGGTTGCTTCGTTTGGTGCTGAGGTTGCAGCTCTTGCTGAGTCAGTTTTGAAGATCACGCTTATGCCGTGGCAGGTGCGGGCGTTGACTGGCATGTTGGGTCACGATGGCACCGGGCGACTTTGTGCAAATGAAGCGGTGATTGGGACTGGCCGCCAAAATGGTAAGTCTTGGATGCTTCGAGCACTTTGTGCAGGCTGGGCACTTAAGGGGCCTGAGTGGTGGGGTCGTCCGCAGGAAATTCAGATTGTGGCTAACAAGAAAAAGCGGGCTATGGAGACGTGGCGTTTCTTGGCTAACACTTTTGAAAAACTTGATTTGGCTACGGTGCGTCGCACGAATGGTGACGAGGCGATTCTGTGCCATAACGGGTCGGTCATTTCGATGGGTGTTGCTCGCGCCGATGAGCATGGTGGCAGTCCTGACTTGTTGTGTGTTGACGAACTTTGGGACATCAGCCCTGAGGTGCTATTTGACGCGTTCAGGCCGTCGCAGATTGCCCGTCCGAATCCGTTGCTGGCGTGTTTCTCTACTGCTGGTGACCAGTCGTCAACGGCGATGCAAATGTTGCGAGAGCAGGCGTTGCACGCAATTGATAAAGGGATCACAAACGGGATTTACTGGTGTGAGTGGTCGCCTCCACCGGGTGTGAATATGGAGGACCGCCAGTGGTGGCCGTGGTCTAACCCTGCGTTAGGGACAACGATTCAGTGGCGATCATTGGAAAAGGCGTTTGCTGGTCCTGACCGTGGGGCGTGGCTCAGAGCACACGGAAACCTTTGGATTGCGTCCGCTGATTCGTGGCTACCGTTTGGTTTGTGGGCTGATCGAGTTAGTCAGGTGCCGATCCCAGACGGCGGGATTTTGTGCGTGGACAACTCGCTAGACAACGACACTTTGTATTGCGGAGTTAGGGCTGTCGCGCATGAAGGCGGCGTGATTGTCACGACCGAATTTGTGGTGGATTCGCAGTCACAAATGTGGGCTGAAGTAAACCGTGTTATGCAAAACCGAGATATCCAGTTACGCATTAATCCCACATTGCATCCGCACACCCCGCCCGACTTTGTGCGTCGTACACAGATCGTCGGCTACAAAGAACTGAAAGCAGCAACACCGATTTGCCGTGGCATGATCTTGGAGGACAAGTTGCGTCACACTGGCGAAATTGCATTATCTGAGCACGTCACTAGGGCGGTACAGGTCAAGGTGGACGACGGTGCACCGCTCAGTTCGCAAAAGTCACCCGGTCCGATTACCCTCGCCCGTTGCATGGTGTTCGCAGCTGCTGAAGCAGGCCGACCGACACGATCATCTCGGGCCGCTTTCGCTTTCGGGTAGGGGTACTTACATACACGCAAAATATGTGAGAGACTCGGCAGGTATGGGAATTTTCGGAAGCAAGAAAGTAAACGCTACCCCCGCGTTCGCTTCTGTTCCCGTTCAGGCCGCCGCAGGTGCGGCTTCGCAGGTGGGCGAGTTCTATGCGTACTCTGTCGGGGAGTTGCAGAGGCTCGCCCTCTCTGTGCCTACCGTTTCGCGTTCCATTCAAATGATCGCGTCCATGGTCGGCTGCTTAGAACTTAAGCATTACACCACCCAGTGGACTGGCGAAGAATACGAAGAGATTTATTTAGAAAACGAATCGTGGATGGATCAGCCCGATCCGCGCGTCACTCGAAACTTCATTTTTTCGCAATTAGTCAGTGATCTCATGCTGTGGGGTCAGGGCTTTTGGTACATCACCAGCCGATCCTCCGCGACAGGCCGTCCGCTTTCGTTTGAATGGCTTCCCGCGTCAATGGTCAGTCTGGGCGACCAGCAAACCGCACAGCGTTTCGGTCCATCAAATGACATCATGTTTAACGGTGTGCAACTCAACACGGATGACGTCGTTCAGTTCTTGGCACCAACGCAAGGACTGCTCTATACAGGCAACCGCGCCATCATGACGGCGATCAAATTGCAACAGTCCGCCGACCGTTTTGCAGTGAATGAGATTGCTGCCGGGTGGCTTCAACAAACTGACGCATCCGAACCAATGTCCGCTGAAGATCTAAGTGAACTCGCAGCTGCTTGGCGTAACGCTCGTCAGGTTGGGGCCATAGGCGCGCTCAACAGCGTCGTCACATTTAAGGAATATTCAAGCGACCCGAACAAACTCCAACTTGTTGAGTCGCGCCAGTTCCAAAGTCTTGAGTTGTCGCGTGCGACGGGAATCCCTCCGTACCTTTTAGGAATTGGCGTGCCCGGTTCGTACACATACCAGAACGCGCAACAAGCACGCCAAGACCTTTACTTGTTTGGCGCAAAACAGTACATGGACGCAATTGAGCAGACACTCAGCATGAACCAAATTTTGCCGCGTGGACGGTACGTCGAATTTGATGTTTCGGACTACATCTACGAAAACGATTTAGGGAATGTTGAACGCGAACCGTCCGCAACAGAACGAACATCTGAGGAGATTTCATGATTCGCTTCCACGCAGAAATTCCGACACTGGATTTCGCTAAGTCAGAAGATGACGCACCCGCGTCTATCTCTGGTATCGCTGTCCCGTGGGCACCAACTACAGCAGTAGTTTCAGGCGGTCAGAAGGTCGCGTTTGCTCGCGGTGCTTTTGATGTCAATCAGAAAGCCGCCAAACTTATAGAAGGACATGACTTAGGTCAGTTGCGTGGCACAGTTAACGCGTTAGCCGATATGGAAGAAGGCTTGGGCTTTACCGCAACCTTTGCCCGCACGCGTGCCAGTGCTGACGCAGTCGAGTTGATTCGCTCGGGTGCGTATGACGCAGTGTCCGTAGGCGCAGAAGTCCAAGAGTC